TATCACTTTAATTTACAGGATGCCATAGATCTATCACTACTTTATTCTATGGTGAAGTATGATAAACTAGAATATAGTAAAGAAAGTTCTACTTTAAATTATTTTTATAACAAGTATAGGGATTTTCCTAATATAAATCAACTTATTCCCATATCAAAACTTTATGAATCATGTACTAAAGTTTATGATCAAGTAAAAAAAGTAATTGATTTTAGTATACCTACTGAATTCGATTTTTATAATAAAACTGCTACTAATGTTTTCTTTTTATTAGAGCAATCAGGTTTAGGTGTATTTTACGAAAATTACACTGAAATGTTTAAACCTAAAAACCCTCTATACAATACTATTAACAACTCAGTACTAACTTCATATAATTTATACAATGCTACCTCTAGACCAACTAATGCTTTTAACAGCGTTAATTTCGCTGCTATTCCTAAGTCTCAGGAACATAGAAAATGTTTCAGACCTCAAAACGACTTCTTTATTGAGTTTGATTTTGATGGTTATCACCTGCGTTTACTTTGTGATCAGATTAATTATCCGTTAACTAACGAATCTGCACATAAACAACTGGCTAAACAGTACTTCAATAAAGAAGAAATAACAGAAGAAGAATATGATAAAGCAAAACAAATTAACTTTCACGCAATTTATGGAAAAATACCCGAAAAGTGGGCTCACCTTGAGGTCTTCACAAAAATTAAGGCTTTTATCGATGACTTATGGAAAGAATTCGAAGAAAACGGAAGAGTTATGGCGCCTATTAGTGGAAAGAGCTTTAGCAATGCCCTCCAGGATATGAATCCTCAAAAATTGATGAATTATATCATGCAATCGTTAGAGACTTCAAGAAATATTCTTATATTAAAGAATATATTAAGGTATTTAAAGGATAAGAAAACTAATGTAGTTTTATATACCTATGATGCTCTCCTTTTTGACTTTAGTAAAGAAGATGGTAAAGAAACATTAGAAGACATTAAGGAGATCTTAGAAGTTGATGGGAAATACCCAATAAAATTTAAACACTCAAAAGATCTTTGTTTATAACTATAAAAGATATTTATATATGATACTAGAAGCTATTGAAAAGGAGTTCGATTACGATATCGACCCCATCTATTTAAATGAAGATATGAGCAATAAATTATTTTGTACCTTCGCTACACAAGACACTTTAGAAAATGTTCTTGCTGAAGTAAAGGAAAGGTATAATATCATATATAATAAAATCTTTGTACTTTACTCAAAGAGTCAAGATGAATATATATGTACCTATAATGTAGATTTTGGAAATGTAGGTTCTTTTTTAGAGAACACTATATTAGTACATAGAAAAAAAGAGTCTAATACTCTTTATACTATAAACGCCTTAAATACATTAATTAAAGAACTAAACGGAGGTGTATTAGATACATCTTATAGAATAAATTGGTCTGATTATAAAAACTGTATACTATTGACTAAAGGACCAGAATTAAAAAGAGTCAATACTAAACTTTATAAGATTATAGAGTTGGAGAAGTAAAATATTCTTCTTATATTATATTAATAAACGTTATAAATAAATTAGTTATATGGATTTAAATGCTATTAAAGCAAAGCTAGATACGTTAAATAATAACGGTCAGCAAAAAGAAAAAACAGATTACTCCAAGATTTTTTGGAAACCGGAACTAGGTAAACAAACGATTCGTATCGTACCGTCTGCCTATGACCCTGCATTTCCGTTTAAGGAATTAAAGTTCCATTACGGTGTAGGAAAGTATCCGATGGTTGCTTTATCAAACTTTGGTAAGCAAGACCCTATTGAAGAGTTCGTAAAAGAACTAAGAAAGACTAACGATAAAGACAACTGGTCTCTATCAGGTAAACTTAACCCTAAGACTAGAATCTTTGCTCCTGTTGTTGTAAGAGGAGAAGAAGATAAAGGTGTAAGACTATGGGGCTTTGGTATCACTATCTATAAAGCATTACTTGCTTTAGCTGAAGATGAAGATATCGGAGACTTTACAGACGTTATCAACGGATGGGATATGGTTGTAGAACAAGTACAAGGTAATCCTTACCCAGAGACTACTGTTCGTATTAAACCTAAACAAACTCCTTTATCAGATAATAATGATTTAGTTGATACTTGGTTAAAGACTCAACCTAATCCTACGGAAGTACATACTGAGTATGACTACGATTATATTAAAAAGCAATTACAAAGCTATTTAAACCCAGGAGCTGAAGAAACTACTTCACAACCTAATCCTAATATTGATAAAACTTTGCCAGAAAGCTTAGGTCAACAAAAATCTGACTTTACTTTGGAAACAGCTACGGCTGGCAACAAAGACACAGTTAGTAAATTTGATGATCTATTTAATGAATAAGAATGGCAAAAAAACAAGCAACTCAAGAGAAAGCGACCGCTGCAGTACGCAAGTCGTTTAATTTAGGTAATTTTAAGAAGAAGAAAGGGTTTTCAAATGCTTCTGTAAAATTTAAAGAACAAGGATGGATACCCTTATCTAAGGCTTTCCAAGACATTACATCTCTACCAGGTATACCAACAGGACATATAACCTTACTAAGAGGTCATTCCGATACTGGTAAAACTACTGCTCTTATTGAAGCCGCAGTAAATGCACAAAAGATGGGTATTCTACCTGTCTTTATTGTGACTGAGATGAAATGGTCTTGGGAGCATGCTAAAGAGATGGGTCTAGAGTTTGAAGAAGTAACTGATGCTAACGGTACAGTTGTTGACTACGAAGGTCATTTCCTATACGCAGATAGAGGCCAACTTAATACTATAGAAGAAGTAGCAGTTTATATTGCTGACTTAATGGATGAGCAGGCTAAGGGTAACTTACCTTACGATATGTGTTTCTTCTGGGATAGTATAGGATCAGTTCCTTGTGACTTATCAGTTAGATCTAATAAGAATAACAACGAATGGAATGCAGGTGCTATGTCTACTCAGTTTGGTAATAATCTTAATCAAAAGATTTTATTATCTAGAAAAGAGAACTCGCCGTATACTAATACCTTAGTAGCTATCAATAAAGTATGGACTATGAAACCTGAATCGCCTATGGGACAACCTAAGCTTCAAAATAAAGGAGGTATGTCTATGTGGTATGATGCAACGTTAGTTATTACATTTGGGAATATTACTAACCCTGGTACATCTAAAATTAAGGCTATAAAAGCAGGTATGCAAGTAGAGTTTGCTAAGCGTACTAATGTACAGGTAGAAAAGAACCATATTGGGGGAGTACAATCAAGAGGTAGAATAGTAATGACACCTCACGGATTCATACCAGACGATAAGAGAGAGATAGATAAATACAAAGATGCACATAAAGAACATTGGTTAAAATTAGTTGGATCAGTAGATTTTGATTTAATTGAAGAAGGAGACTTAGAAGAAACTCCTATCACACCTAATATTCTTGATTAATGGCATACGATGATATACTTAAGAATTTAAAAGAGACCCCACCCCGAGCGCTAAACGATCATATCTTGGTGATCGATGCGATGAATACCCTAATAAGGTCATTCTCGTTGCTCAAAGCGATGAACCCATCAGGCGCCCATATTGGCGGCCTGGTAGGGTTTCTTCGTTCCTTAGGGTACGTTACTCGTATATTTGATCCAACTAGAGTAGTAATAGTATGGGATGGCAAGGGAGGTTCTGCAAATAGAAAAAATATAGACCCTAACTATAAAGCACAACGTGCTACTAGTAGGATTACTCACTGGGGTTTGTACGACACTAAAGAGGAAGAAACTGAAGCATTAATAGGTCAATTATATAGAACTCAAGATTACTTAGATTGTCTTCCAGTACACCAATTAGTTTTGGATAAGTTAGAAGCTGATGATATAATGGCATGGATAGCTAAAAACGCATCTAATTCTAATGTAAAAAAATGTACTATAGTTTCTTCTGATAAGGACTTTTTACAGTTAGTAGATGATACAATAGAAGTCTATGCACCAGTCAAAAAGAAAACCTTTACAAAGGATAATATATTTGAAGAACTAAAGGTATTACCAGAGAATTATAACGTAGTTAAAGCACTACTTGGTGATAACTCAGACAATTTACAGGGGGTAAAAGGATTAGGGATAAAAACTATAGTATCTGAATTTCCTAAACTACTTACTGAAAAAACTGATCTTGACTATGTTTATAAAGTAGCAGAAGAAAAATTAGAAGGTAAGAAGATTTTTGCTAAAATAATTCACGAATGGCACAGAGTCGAAACTAACTTCGAACTTATGGATCTCCATATAAGCTCTTTAGATGATAAAGAAAAGAAATACGTAAACGATGTATTGAAATCACCAGTACCTGATTTACAAACTGGAGCTTTTCTTAGATTATTAGAAAAAGATAAAATAGAAGGTATTACTAAAAATACCGAAAGTTGGTTAGAAAATTATAGAGGATTAACAACAGTAAAATGAATTATAAATCTCTACTTATTGGTTTGCTTTTGTTTATAGTAGCACAGTCATTAGCATGGTTCCAAACTAACGGTCAGTTTCTTAGTTCTTGGATGAAAGAACATCCAATACTTATATCTGGGTTAATGGGTATACCTGTAGGAGCATCTTATATTTACGGTACTACTTATATAGTTGAGTTTTTTAACGGTGAATTATGGCCGGCAAGAATCGCTTCTTTTGCAACCGGTATA